AAGAGCCTGAAGCAGTGCATCGCAGAGATTTTGAAGTATGCCTTTAAGAACCAGGTGCCTGTGGACAAGGAGATCATAAAGGCTGCAGGAGTCAACGCCGGAAAAGTGACCTTCGGAGACCCAGACATGGGTACTGCAAAAAAACTGATCCGCGATTACTATCTGGGAGGCAGCAGGAAATGAAGAAAAAGGAGATAGAAAAGATCCCATTCCGGGGCGGTGTCAGGGCAGACAAACAGTATCGTAACACAGCAGTTGCATTTTTGCAGGATATCCGTGGAGAGAACCATCTGTTTGTTGAAGTTTACGAAAACAAAAAACAGGAGCTGCAGACCCCGTGGATCCGGATGGTGTTTACCCAGAAGGACTGGGGCTTGTATTATCCGGATGCAGGTGTCTGGTCAGCAGCAGGGCTGGATGAAGAAAGGGAAAAGATCGGCAGTAACTGCAAAAAAAGAGACAACAAGTGTTATATGGCTAGGTCTCAGGGAGATATAGTGTGGAAGTTTGCCGGAGATACGTGGGAACGGAAATACACCACCTGGGTAGGTGCCCTGCAGAGTCTGATCTATAACATCAAAGCGCAAAGAGTCCAGAAAAGGGAAGACAAACGTGCGGACAGGCTTAAAGAACGGGAACAGAACACCCCGCCGCTTCCGAAAGGGCTGGAAGACTGGGCGAAAAAAACAGGCATCGGAACAGAACACTTCCTGTACTACAAGCGCCATGGAAGATATGCGGATATAGCCTGCTCTGCATGCGGACAGGTGACGGAGGCAGCGGTCAGAAGCAAAGACACCTACGAGGGACAGTTTGAAAAGATAATCCCGGTCCCGCAACATGATTCGGTGGGAACGTGCCCTCATTGTGGTGCTACAGGTATATATAAAGCCCAGGGAAAGACCAAAGGAGTATGGGGGCATGGGATGAACTGCTTTATTGCACAGAGATATAAGGACGATGGAGCAGTGATCAGATACGTGGAGATAGAAAAGATATACAGACTGGATACTTACCTGGATGAAAAAGAGATCATGACAGGCGCAGGCGAAAAGATGATCATAACTGAGATCGCAAGAACTTACCTGGAAAAAGGAAAAAGGCCACAGACAGATTATCATAAATTTAGTTCTTACTCCGGAGAATTCTGGGATGACTGCAATTTGTGCGGAATGAACAACATTTCGATCAAAGCAGCAAAGATATATCCGGAAAGCTACAAAGAACTCCGGACCACATTCCTGAGATATTCGGCAGCAGAGATGTATGGAAAACATAAGACCATGTACAACTTGAAAGAATACCTCGAAAGATATATCCAATGGCCGCAGATAGAGATGTTTGTGAAAATGGGATTACATCATATAGCGGAATCCATAGTAGAGGGCTACTGCGGGATCATAGCAGACAAGGATGCCATAAAGCCGGAATGTTTTCTTGGAATCTATAAAAGAAGGCTCAGGGACCTGAAGACCTTGCAGGGAAACCCTGACTATCTGAAAGTGTGGCAGATGGAGAAACGGATGGGACTCCACGTGACAGTACAGGAAAGCATATTCCTTGCGGAAAGCCAGGTACGGCAGAACGATCTGAAAGAAATATTGAAATATACCACAGTAGCAAAATTCATGCACAGGATAGAGCAGTATTCCGGGTGTGAGATCCCTGATACTATGCAGGAACCCATGTGTGGAAGGGCAGCAGGTGCTGTAAGCGGCGTAACCCGCACTTATGTGGATTATCTGCATATGCGGATACAGAGGGGGTATGACCTGCATAACCAGATTTTCCTTTTTCCGAGAGACCTGAGGCTTGCCCATGACCAGATGGTCGTTGAGACAAATGCGGAAGAGATCCGCAAGAGAGAACAGGCAGTTAGCGAAAAATATCCGGACATCCGAAAGAACTACAGGGGTCTGAGGAATCAATATTTTTACGAAGACGAGGATTATCTGATACGGCCGGCAAGATCAGCAGAAGAGATCGTTGCAGAAGGAAGGATCCTACATCATTGCGTCGGCGGGGACAGCTATCTGAATAAACATAACACCGGCCGGAGTACGATCCTTTTCCTGCGTTCAAAGTCAGCGCCGGAAACACCGTATATCACAATAGAGATATGCGGGACAAAAATCCTGCAGTGGTATGGGATCCGGGATACAAAGCCGGATGAAATCAGGATAGAAAGGCATCTGAGAAGATACATAAAAGCATTAAAGGAAAAAGATCAGATAAAGTCAGTGACCGCATAAGGAGGAAAGCATGGAATATGTACAGCTGAGCATGGATGAATACATCCAGAGTAAAAACGACATCAAAAATAATCTTGGGGGTATCGTAAAGAGTTTTGTCCGGATCGGATGGCAGCTGACCAGGATCGACCGGTCAGGTGCTTATAAAAATGACGGATACAGCAGCATAGCCGAATTTGCGGCAGCAGAATATGGGATGACCAGGACCGGTGTCAGCCGTTTTATGAACGTGTACGAAACATATTCTGCAGACGGGGATACACCGGAACTGAAAGAACAGTACCGGGAATTTAAGTTCTCGCAGCTGACCGAACTCCTGCAGGTACAGGAAGCAGACCGGCAGATGTTCACGCCGGAAGTGAAAAGGGAGGATATCAGAGAATTCCAGAGGTTTGAAAAAGAAAATGAAGCAGATCCGGCCCGGCTGCTTGACTGGAAGGATGCAAAAAGCCCGGAAGAAAAGCTGAAAGCAACGATACAGGAGTTTTGCAGGGAGAATAAAGACATCCTCAACGCAGTGTACAGCTCGATCACGGAACCAAAAGACCTGGCAGAGATGATCAGCCCGTCCGGCAGCAGGAGTTACCGGAAAGGCACTGTGTATCTGATGTTTTATGATGAATCAAAAGGGATCATGGTCAAAGTGTTCGGAGAGATGCCGGTGGATATTACGTATCGATATTTCCTTGATGTGGTGCACAGCCTGTTCGATGAGTACGATGCAGGGGCGCATACCTGGGAGAAATGCTTCGGGGTACTGCCAGGCGAGGGAACAACAGCCCAGAAACAGAAAGAACCTGTGGAACCGAAGATGCCAGAGTATAGCGGTGAAATCACCGGAAAGGTACAGGAGGATATTTCAGCCGAGAAGGTGATTGAAAAACCAGAGATTGCGCCGGCGCAACCGGAAGAACAGATCCCCGGACAGGACAGTATCGATCAGCATCCGGAATATATGCCGGAACCGGTGCAAGGACCAGATATCTCGAAAAAGAAATCAGAAGATTCTGCACCGGAGATCCATAAAGAAGAACAGAAGTCCGACCCAGTACCGGAAAACAATGAAACTATTCCGGAAGCTATTCCGGAAAAAGCAATAACCCGGAAAGAATATCTTGAAACGCTCACATTATACGGCTGGGCGGATTACGTGGCAGCAGCAATGCGGACCTTTGGAAGTATACCATTCTCCAGGTTACGAGAGATCAGCTTCTGGGAAGAATGGCTGTGTGGAAAAGTGGACAAAAAAGGACGTCCATGGATTGAGTAAAGGGTGTTTTGAAAATCCAAATATATCACAACTACATAAGGGGAGGCCCTGACCTCCCCGGAAAGGGGCAGAAATGTTATTTCCAAAACAGAAAAGTAAGAAAAAGAGGATGCGCCATCCGGCCAGCATCCTACACGATAAAAGCAGCAGGACCTGTTATCTCTGCGTAACACTCCACGATAACTGGAACGAACACAGGATCCTGGATGAGCACCATATATTCGGAGGACCGAACCGGAAGAACTCCGAGGAATATGGTCTGAAAGTATACCTGTGCCATGATCATCACATCTACGGCCCGGAAGCCGTACACAATAACGCCCGGATCCGTCATGAATTACAGCGGACAGCACAGAGACTATTTGAAAAGCAGCACAGTCACAAAGAATTTATGGAGATATTCGGCCGGAACTATTTGGAAACATGGAATATGACCGGAATACCAGAAACGTAGAGAATTTTAACCGGATCATGACAGAAAGGAGAAAATAATGGAAAATACATGCAAAACCTGTATCAACAACGATGATGGCCTCTGCGATCGCAAAGGAATCCTTGTAGAAGACGAAGATTCCTGTGAGCATCATTGGCCAGTAGGGAAAAAGGTCAAAATAAAAAAACATGAGAAGAAACTGGATATCACACCAGAGCTGGCTATAGCAGCCTATAACACACTGATCCAGTTTTGCAGAAGCCAGCCGGCCAACGAAGATGGAACTTGTAACGGATGTGTTTTATATCAAAATTGCCCATGCGTAGAGGATAAAGTTCCGGAAGAGTGGGAGGAGATAAAAATATGAGATTCTGGTTAATAACAAGGTTTATCCTGTATGGTATGCTGGGACATTTTGCAGCGATAGGAAACATAACGTGGACAATAGTAATGAGCACATTAATTACTGCGACATATCTGGAAGAAAGAAGGAATTGAATGAGCTATAAGAACAACGAAGGTTATCCAGCACCAACAGAGGGAGAAGCAATCCGGAGAGCCAGCAGGATGCCGACACATATTTATAATGTCAGCTGTGCCTTAAATGCTGTGGCAGGGCTCCATGGACTTGAGATTATGGGCCTGAGAGATAAGAAAACAGGAAAAGAATGGCCACAGAGGAGGTGAGAACAATGTGGGTAATATTTCTTAGTTCCGGCATGGTGTTCGGAATCGCAGCCCTGATGCTGGCCTGGATCGGAAGCAGAGTGATCCTGTCGATCAGGCGGCAGCAGAAAAAGTTTGAGATTGAAGATGAAACATACAGCAAAGTAAAAGAAGCTATCAAAGAAAAGGAGAACAGAAATGAAAAGTAAGATTATTATCGGAACCGTGGCAGCAGTAGCAGTTCTTGGTGGAGGATACACAGTATCAAGGATGGATTTTATCGGCACAGGCAAAGTCGGCATTGTTTATAACTATAAAGACGGAGTACAGGATAAAGTGTTGACTCCGGGAATGCACTTTATTGCACCAATGAACAAAGTAAAGGAATTTAGTACCAGCAATGAGATCCTTGTTCTCACAAAAGACAAAAGGGATGGCAGTAAAGAAGATGATTCTTTCAAAGTAGCCACATCAGACGATGCCAGCATTGCAGTATCTTTCCAGATGAGTTACCGATATGATCCGGATACGGTAATTGATACATACAAGCGTTTTAAAGGAATGGACGGAGAGGATATCATTGAAAACCGTGTGAAAACTGTCCTGAAGTCAAAGATTTCCGAAATTACAACCGATCATTCTATGATGGACATCTATTCCGGAAACAGATCCGAACTGAATAATGCCATTACAGAGTATCTCAACAAAGATTTTCACAAAAAATATGGCATTGAAGTCCTGGATGCCTCTATCGTAGACGTTCATCCGGACAAAAAGCTGAAACAGGCTATTGATAACAGAGTGACAGCTTTACAGGAAAAACAGCAGGCTCAGGCAGAACAGGAAAAGGTGAAGGTTCAGAAGGAAACAGAAAAGCTCCAGGCAGAAGCGGATGCCCAGATTGAGCTGACCAAGGCAGAGGCAGACGCAAAGAAAGCTAAGGTGAAGGCAGCAGCTGAAGCAGAGAATACAAAAACAAAGGCAAAAGCTCAGGCTGAGGCTAATAAAGAACTCAGCGCATCTATTACAGACGAACTGATCAAAATGAAGGAAGCAGAAGCTCATTATAAAAATGGCTGGGTTACAGTACAGGGAGCGGATGCTGTGATTGCGGATAAATAAAAGAAATACAGAAAAAGCCGGGAGCATACACGTTCCCGGCTAAAAGCATCGAAAGGGGAGGATACCATTGGAAACAGAAATCCAGAAAGAAAACGAAGAAAAGAAGGAATACCTAAAATCTTACCGAAGAGCCGTAAAAAGGGAAAAGGATATCCTTGACGAGATCCAGCGACTGAGGGCGGATAAGATGTTTCCGTCCGTGGCCAATGACGGGATGCCAAAAGGCAGCAGTCAGTCCGACCTGTCAGACTATATAGCCATCCTGGATGAACAGATAGAGCTCCTGAAGGTAGAACGACTGGAAAAGGCCAGATGTTATCAAAAAATCGAGAGACAGATCAGCCAGATGGAGAATGAAGACGAGCAGGAAGTTCTGAGACTGAGATATATAACAGGGCTAAAATGGGAGGAAGTGGCTGTACGAATGAGCTATAGCTGGAAACATATACACAGAATCCATTCATCAGCTCTTTGCAATTTCAAGATGACATAGAATGACACACTTTATGTATGATATTATTACAATGGATTTCAGGAAAGATAGATGGATATGAAATCCTCCTTTTATGAGCACACTGCCAGGAAACGGGCCTGGCAGCAGTCATGGAACGTAGCTCAGCGGTAGAGCAGCTGGTTTATATCCAGTGTGTTGATGGTTCGAATCCATCCGTTCCAATTTCTCTATTGTAGAGAAACTCCTAACATCATACATTTTTACGAAACGTTCTGTAGAAATACAGGGCGTTTTTATAATACAAAAGAGTTGTAAAGGACATAAAATTGTTGTATTATTTTGTACAAGAGTACAAAGGAGAAAAAGATATGGCATTTTTTAATCGCAATAAAAATGATAATAATTGTCCTTGTAAAAATCCTATAGAATGCGAGTTGAAACTGAAATGTATGAGACTAACATTACATAGTCGATACATATGTGGTATAGCAATCGGCATAGTAATATGGACTTTAGCAACTGGAAAAGCTAATTCGCCGGAGTTTTCGAGTTGGATATCTTTTGCAAGTACTGTTGCATCAATTATTTTATCAGTTCTTGCAATTATAATGAGTATAACAGGTGAAGCAAAAACTGAAGCAATGCGCAATCAAATGGAAGATGCGACTCGTAGGCTGGATGAGGCCGTTGAAAATATTACCTCTGCAAATGAAAATATAAAATGTAGCATAGTTGATTTACAGGGGAAAATTGATAGTATGAGCGAAAAAGTGGATAACTTTTCAAAGGAAAATAAAGAGCCAGATCTTACTGTAGAGAAAGATTTACCGGGGAATTATGAATTTAATTGATATGATATAGGGAGGCATTTATTATGAATGAAAAGTGGAATATAAATGTTGTTTTATGCCAATACTGTGATGAGAAAACGGGAACCATTCAGCAAATATTTAATAATATAAAATTGGGAAAAGATGTAACCCCGCCTTTTTATATAGTAACTTTTATCAATGGAATTAATGTAGGAGAACAATTGGAATTATTCTATTGTATAGATAAAGTGGAAGATGGATCTAAAATAAAAAGAGCACATGGTGGTAGGGTTCGATTAGAAAGAAATGGGAAAAAAGCACGTTATCCTGATGGTACTTATAAGAAAAGCTCTGTTGAAAGATGTTGTATAGATATGGTAAGTAATAGAATTAATGGAATTAGATTTCCTGAAATTGGAGCATATGAATTAAAAGTATATGGTTTTACAAATGCGGAAGAAATTAATAAATTAGAATCGATGGATGATAAAGAAAAAGATAATATGTTTACCAATGAGCGTTTATTTGCAACATACCCATTTGAAGTAACAGTATAAAAAGATGATATTGATAAAAAGGCAGCTATCAAGCTGCTTTTTTCTATACTCAAAAACGAAACGAATGAGAGGTGGTGAGGCTTGCCAAGAGCGCCAGATCAGAGAATCGAAGAAGCCAGAAAGCTATATGCTTCTGGAGCGAAATTAATTGAAGTTTCTCAGAAACTCGGAATCCCGGAGGGGACAATCCGAAGCTGGAAAAATAGATATAAATGGGATAATGCAACGTTGCAAAAGAATAAAAGCAACGTTGCGAAAAAGAAGGGCGGACAGCCCGGAAATAAAAATGCGGAGGGACATGGAGGAACCGGCCCGCCGGGAAATAAGAATGCAGTCAGGACAGGAGAGTTTGAAACTCTCTTTTTTGATACCCTGGAACCAGAAGAAAGAACATTGGCAGAGATGATCCAGCCGAACAAAGAGCAGCTGCTTCTCAGAGAAATCCAGCTTCTTGCAGTCAGGGAACGCCGAATGCTGAAAAGAATCCAGTCTCTCCGTGAACTGGAAGCTCAGACAGGATCTGAAGAAGATCCGGTACCATCCGGAATGTCTGTAACAGAATATACTTCCGGTATCGAAAAAGGAAAACTAACAGAACTTCGAAAGTATGAAGGCATCCTTGGCCAGATCCAGGCCATAGAGGATGCTCTGACCAGAGTGCAGGCCCGGCAGCAGAAAGCAATCGAGATGCTGCATAAGTTTGGTTATGACGATGCAAAACTGGAACTTGCAACCATGCAGCTTGAATTTGAGATGTTGAAGCAGGATAACCAGGCAGAAGAGACTACCGATGATGGTTTTCTGGAGGCAATGAATGCAACAGCGCAGGATGTCTGGGGTGATGAGAATGTATGAAAAACTCAAAACTCTGAAAGATAAGCTGCAGAAGATGAAAACCAACAGAGCCAACAGGCAGATAGGCCAGACGTTTCATTTTTCTCCGTTCTCAAGAAAACAGAAACAGGTCCTGACCTGGTGGTGCAAAGAATCCCCGGTTCACGATATGGATGGAGTTATTGCCGATGGAGCAATCCGATCAGGAAAAACAATCAGCATGTCTTTATCATTCGTTATGTGGGCCATGAGTACCTTCACTGGCCAGAACTTTGCCATGTGCGGAAAGACCATAGGATCCTTCCGGAGAAATGTTCTGTTCTGGTTGAAGCTGATGCTTCGATCAAGAGGATATTCCATCACGGATCACAGGGCAGACAACCTTCTAACCATCCGAAAAGACGGAAAAGAAAACTACTTCTACATATTCGGCGGCAAGGATGAAAGATCTCAGGATCTGATCCAGGGAATCACGCTGGCAGGAGTGTTCTTTGACGAAGTTGCTCTGATGCCGGAATCCTTTGTGAACCAGGCAACAGGCCGATGCTCTGTGAAAGGTTCAAAATTCTGGTTTAACTGTAATCCGGATGGCCCGTATCACTGGTTCAAACAGAACTGGATAGATAAGTCCACCGGATATCTGGGAAAAGAAGAAACTGCCCGGAGGATGCAGCAGGCGGCCGCGGAGGGGAAAGACCCGGGCCTGAAAGATATCCTGTACCTTCACTTCACTATGGACGATAACCTGTCCCTGGATGAAGAAATCAAAGCCAGATACAGGAGCATGTACGTTGGAGTATTCTTTAAACGTTACATTATGGGGCTGTGGGCGGCAGCAGAGGGAATCATCTACGACATGTTCGACGAGAACAAACATGTCCAGGATATCAAAGATTTCTATCAGTTGTTGATCAACGGGAACAGGTATGTTTCCTGTGACTATGGTACACAGAACGCCACAGTATTCCTTCTGTGGAATAAAGGAACCAACGGGAAATGGTACTGCATCCGGGAGTATTACTATTCCGGAAGAGACAAAGGTAAACAGAAAACAGATTCAGAATATGCAGACGACCTGAAAGAGTGGCTGGATGGGACCAAGATCAAAGCGATCATCGTGGATCCATCGGCCGCTTCTTTTATTGCAGAACTCCGGAAACGGGGATATAAAGTCCTGAAGGCCAATAATGACGTTCTGGATGGAATCCGTTTGGTTGGGATGCTGCTGAACCTGCAGAAGATCGTCTTTGCTTCTTCCTGCAAAGAAACAATAAAAGAGTTTGCTTCTTACATCTGGGATGAGAAAGCCCTGGAAAGAGGAGAAGACAAACCGGTGAAACAATTCGATCATTGTTGTGACGCTGTGAGGTACCTATGCAGCACCATAATCGGCAGAAAAGCAGCACGTTTCCGAGAGATAAGGAGGTGAGAAAAATATACACATTTACAATACCGAGAGAAAGTTTCGATGAGTTAAATCCGGATAAGCAGGCAATCCGCCAGCTGATCAGCAAACACATCAGCAAGGTGGACCGGCTGAAGAAGAATATGTCCTACTACGAAGGAAAGCACAAGATCCTGGATGAGACCAAACGGGAAAACCGCCTGGTGTGCAATCATGCAAAAGACATCTCTGATACAGCCAGCAGCTATTTCATCGGCAATCCGGTGACGTACAAATCAGAGGGAGACATCAAGGCACTCACAGACGCGCTGGAGGTGGCCGGAGCGGACGAGACAGATGGAGACAACGGCCTGGAGGCATCTATCTACGGCCTGGCCTATGAATATGTCTATGTGAAGGAAAACGAGAACAACCTGCAGACCAAGAACCTGTCCTCTGAGAATACCTTCATGGTAAAAGACGACAGCATAGAGGAAAACGAACTCTTTGCTGTCTATTATTATATCCGGAAAGATGATTCCGGGGAGCTTCCGGACCACTATATGGCCACAGTAGTGACCACAAACTATAAGTACGAGCTGGACATTGAGAACAGCAATACGACCCAGGCAACCACAGAGCCGGCGGTGCCCCATTATCTTGGTGAGATCCCGATCATTGAATACCTGAACAATAAACTGGCCATCGGAGATTTTGAACTGCAGATCCCACTGATCGATGCATACAATGCGCTGATGAGCGATCGTGTGACCGATAAGGAGCAGTTTATTGATGCGATCCTGGCCATCTATGGAACATTGCTGACCGATGAGGACGAACCGAACACTGAGGATGAAGACGAGAGCATCCGAAAGGCCAAAGCCCGTCTTAAAAAGTACAAGGTTCTTGAGATGCCGGACACAGCCAAAGCAGAATATCTGACCAGGACTTTTGATGAAAGCGGTGTGGAGATTCTTAAGAAAGCCATTGAGCAGGATATCCATAAGTTTTCCCACATTCCCTGTATGTCAGATGAAAGCTTCGGAGGGAACGTCAGTGGTGTGGCTATGGAATTTAAGCTCCTGGGCATGGAAAATATCACAAAGATCAAGACCAGATATTATAAAAAAGGTCTGAGAAAAAGAGTTCGGATATTCTGTAACTATCTGGCTTTGCACGGAATCAGCATCGATCCATCCGGGATCACGATGACATTCACCAGAGCATTGCCGAAAAATCTCCTGGAGATATCCCAGATCGTGGCAAATCTGTGGGGAAAGGTAAGCCGTAAGACCTTGCTTTCCCAGGTCCCGTTTGTGGAGGATGTGGATGAGGAACTGAAAGCCCTGGAAGCAGAGGAAGAAGAGAATCTGAAGCGGCAGCAGGAAGTCTTTGGACTGCAGGACAATACGCCACCGGAGCAGGATCCCGATGATAAGGAAAAAGTAGATGCGTAGAAAATACTGGGAACAGAGGTCTGCCTGGGATATGTATCAGTTTATGGAGGATGCAGAAGAGACAGCAGATCTCATTTCCAGAGTATACCGGAAAGCCTCTCTCCAGCTGGAATATGCCGCAAGAGATATCTTTGAGAAGTTCATGACAAAATATGGTCTGTCAGAAACAGAAGCCTGGCAGATCATAAATTCCATACAGGATAAAAACTCCATTGATCAGCTGAAACAGGAACTCCAGAACCGGAAAAAGGACAGTGAGATTCTGAAACAGCTGGAAGCTCCGGCGTACCGTGCAAGAATGGAACGCTTGCAGAATCTCATGTCGCAGGTAGATACGGTGATGCAGCAGGTATACCAGCAGGAGAAGCAGTTCGATACCAAACTTCTGGAACAGCTTGGAGAAAAAGCCTATTATCATTCCATTTACAACATGCAGAAAGAAACCGGTCTGGCATTCAGCTTCTCTCATGTGAGCAGGAAACAGATCGACCAGGCTCTGCAGATGAAATGGTCCGGAAAACATTTTTCAGACCGTATCTGGCAGAACACACAGCAGCTTGCAGATTCCTTGAAGGATGAATTGCTGATCAGTCTCCTTACCGGCCGGACAGACCGGGAAACAGAGGAATCCATCCAGGCCCAGTGCGGAGGGGGAGCAAAGCAGGCCAGGCGATTGGTAAGAACAGAATCCTGTTACATGGCAGGAGAATTGACTGCACAGAGTTATATTGACTGCGGGATCAAGAATTATCGCTATGTGGCAGTGCTGGATCTTCGTACCAGTGAGATCTGTCGGGAACTGGATGGAAAGGTTTTTTCGGTGAAAGACCGGAAAGCCGGAGTGAACTATCCTCCCATGCATCCATATTGCCGCTCTACAACGATTTCTGTCATAGATGATAAAATCCTCAGGAACATGAAAAGAAGTGCTTACAACCCGGAAACAGGGCGTACAGAGATGGTTCCTGCGGATATGACCTATAAACAGTGGTATGAGAAATACGTCAAAGGAAATCCAAAAGCAGAAGCCCAGGAAAAGGCAGTCAAGAACGCTGCATCAGACAGGAAACAGTATGATCAGTACAGGGAACTCCTTGGAAAAGACATGCCGAAACATTTTGCAGACTTCCAGGAAATGAAGTATAATGAACCTGAGAAGTGGGAACTGCTCAGGACTTATGCACGTTCTGTAGATAAAGGCACGATATCTCCGTTATCTGGATTCGAGAATTATCAGAAGATTTATGATGAAATCAATGAAAAAGTTGTTGGTATAAAGACTTCTGAGGGAACAGCAGTAACCAGACAGAGTAAACATTTCATGGACAGAGTAATCGGAACCATGAAAGATCCAAAAACGGGAAGATCACGATCAGGAGTTACCGTGGAAGGAATACGGGATGCGCTGGAGAATCCGGCGAAAGTATTTCCTACGAGAACGGATCCTGATTCAAGAAAAAGCCAGAAATATATTGGCAGACATGGAACAGTCTCATTAGATCCTGAGACGGGGATTCTGATTCAATGCAATCCAACAGATGCAGACTATGTAAGGAGAATAGCAAATGGAAATGCGAAGATTTGAACTAAAAAAAGAGCAGATCGAATTTCTTAAAGAAATGTATCCTGACAATGAGCTGGTTCAGAGAGTACTGAATTGTGAAAATAATGGAGTATTTGAAGTAGATGTGGATACCAAAATTGATTTTATGCTTTTTGTGGAAGATGAGTCGGTATATTGGATGGACGCAAATTATGAGCCATCAGCGAAAACATATATGCTTGAATCAATAAGGGATGATATTTATTATCAGACCAACTGATACCACCAGTCAGAAATGGCCGGTGGTCTTTTTATACCCATTTTTAAGAAAGAGAGGATCGGAAATGAAGTTTGAAGAAGCATTAAAGGCAATGAAAGCAGGAAGTAAAGCAAAATTACCGTCCTGGGGAGGATGTTGGTATTGGAGTCCAGAGAAAGAAACAATCATCATGCACACAAAAGATGGACAGGAACTGGATATCCGGGAAACCCAGAGCGTTGTATATACGCTTCAGAATATTCTTTCTGATGAATGGATCATTGCAGATGAAGTAAACTGTCCGCAGTTGGGCGGAGAAGCAACATTTTCTTTCGGGGAAGCTATCAAGTACCTGAAAAGAGGGTCCAAAGTAGCTCGTAAAGGATGGAATGGTAAAAAACAGTACATTCAGCTTGCAACTGGGATTTATTATAAGGCAGCAGATGGCGAAGTTGTAAACTGTGAGCACAATGCTATTGGCAACATGGCAGTGGCTTTTGTAGGAACATCTGGTGTGCAGATGGGATGGCTTGCATCTCAGGCAGATATGCTTGCGGAAGACTGGATTTTTGCGGAGGAGTAGAGAATGAAAAACGAAGAATTTTTAAGGCTTTGTAAGGCGAAAGTAGCTGAATATACAAACTCCCATATGGATAAGACCGATGGAAAACAGATCACAGTACAGGATGTGTACGTGGTATGGAGTTGTAAGACATTACAGAACAGTAAAGCACTTCTGAGCACGACTGTGCCGGATGGAATGTATTATGAGCTGACATATAACGGAGATAAGCACGAGTTATACCTTGATGCTTATAAGAAGTTTCAGAACATGTGCTTTAAACTGTAATTGCGCCGGCGCAACGGAGGGGAGGTGAAGAGAATGAAAGTAAAATGCATCAAAAGATACAGCGACATCTGCTTGAAAGAAATCGTCGAGAAGGGAACTGTTCTGGAAGTAACAGAAAACAGAGGGGCACATCTGATCAGCGAAGGTGTTGCTGAGATGGTAAGTGAAGCAAAGACAGCAGCCAAAGGGAAGGAATAGGTGATCCAATTATCTCCCGGTGAGACGCAGGGTGAAGCGTCTTATTTTTTATGCCTTTTTCCGCTAGGCGTTAAAGAAGCAGATTCCAAAAACTGAATGGCCCGGGCGTGAGAACGAATAGGCTGGGCAGAAAGGAAAAGATATGAGAAACAGAGTATTCAAAGCAATGTGTAAAGTTCCAATGAACCTGCAGTTATTCGCAGAAGGCGGAGACGGTGCTGGGGCCGGTGAGGGCAATGGCGGCGGATCCGGAGAAGGTACGGGCGGCGAAGGAGATAATCCTCCATCTTTTGATGACTTCCTGAAAACAGGCAGTAATCAGGCAGAATTTGACAGACGTGTCCAGAAGGCAGTCAATACGGCAGTGACAAACGCACAGGAGAAGTGGCAGGCACTGACGGATGATAAGCTTTCCGAAGCTGAGAAGCTGGCCAAGATGACCAAGGAAGAAAAAGCGCAGTACATGCAGAATAAAAAAGAAAAGGAACTTTCCGACAGGGAGGCAGCAGTAACCAGAAGTGAGCTCATGGCAGAAGCAAAGAACAACCTGTCAGACGAAGGACTTCCGGTAGAGCTTGCAGAAGTACTGAATTATACAGATGCAGATGCCTGCAAGAAATCCATGGAAACCGTCAAAAAAGCGTTCCAGACTGCAGTTGAGAAAGCAGTCGATGAGAAGCTGAAAGGCGGCAAGCCTCCGAAAAAAGCACCAGAAACAAACACACAGGAAGCCCTTGAAAAGCAGGTATACAATGCGATGATGGGTATTTTTTAAAGGAGAGTGAATAAACAATGGCAATCAATACTTTAGCAACAGCAACCTTATTTATGACACAGCTTGATAAGATCGCTGTTCAGGAAGCAACCACCGGCTGGATGGATGCCAATGCCGGCCAGGTGATCTATAACGGTGGATCTGAAGTAAAGATCCCGAAAATGAGCGTTCAGGGAATGGGCGACTATGACCGTGAGGCTGGATACCAGCGCGGCTCCGTTACCCTGGAGTACGAGACCAGAAAAATGACACAGGACCGTGGCCGTCTCTTCCAGCTGGATCCGATGGATATCAACGAGGCAAACTTTATCCCGACTGCCGGTGCAGTTATGGGAGAGTTCCAGAGGACACAGGTAGTTCCGGAGATCGATGCGTACCGTATCAGCAAGCTGGCCACAGAAACACTTACTGCAGATAAAGCAGGAATGATCGGAGAATCTTATGTACCGGGAACTGCTTCTACATCTGCTCTGCGTAAGCTGAAAGAAGGGATCAAAGCGGTAAGAGAAAACTATAACGGAGCTCTTATCTGCCAGGCAACACCGGACTTTATTATGGAGCTGGAACTGGAACTTGCGGGCAAGATCACTGCAGTGACCTTCTCTAAAGGCGGAATTCAGACACAGGTTCCTTCTGTAGATGGTGTACCGCTGGTTTCCACACCTTCCAACCGTATGTACACAGCTATCAAGATCAATAACGGTAAAGATAGTGGCCAGGAAAAAGGCGGATATGAAAAAGGAACATCTGCAAAGAACCTGAACTTTTTCATCTGCCCTGTAACCACGCCAATCGCTGTCACAAAACAGGATATCATGCGTATCTTCGACCCGACAACAAACCAGAAATTGAACGCATGGCAGATGGATTACCGCCGTTTCCATGATATGTGGATTCTGGATAATAAACTGGATTCCATCTATCTGAGCATCCAGGAGGCGAAAGCATGAGGCTGATCCGTAAAAATGTAGAAAGAGAAGCGGAAGGATCTGCAGCAGAAAAGCTGATCAGTGATGGCTTCACACCGATGAAAAAAGCCACACCAGACACAGTACCGGAAGAGAAAATCGGTAAGGACATCGAGGATATGACAGTTGAAGAACTGAAAACTCTTGCAAAGGAGAAAGGACTGACCGGTGTCTCCTCCCTGGCAAAAGCGGACCTTCTGGCAATCCTGAAAGGGTGATACGATGGCATCAGCAGAAGATATCAAAAAGCTGAAGATCCTGACCGGAGAAAAGAATGAGGAACTTCTGTCTGTCCTTCTGGATGAAGCTGAAGCTTTCGTGCTGTCCTACACCAATCGCAAACAGTTAAGGACCGGGCTGGAAAAGGCAGTCCGGGATCTTGCTGTGATCGCTTTGAACCGGATGGGAACAGAGGGGGAAAAGTCCAGAAGTGAGGGTGGAGAGAGTTATACTTTTGAGGATGCGCCGAAACAGATCTACGACACGCTGAACCGGTATCGCCTGGCCAGAGTAGGAGGAAAGACTTATGAGGCTGAGAAGAAGCAGACTTGAGGAATTTTTCCATAAGAAAATGACGGTAAAGAAAGATAAAGAAGGCAGTACCAGCGAGGAATATGGTGCTGCCTCTTCTGTTACCGGAGAAAGCTGGCCGGCATCTGGAGAAGTACAGGTTGAGCAGTACGGCCAGAAACTGAATTATATCCGGAATATCCGGATACAGGGAAACTATAAGATCCAGACGGATGGAAAAAGCCGGCTGCATTATATCCTGGAAGATGGAACGGATATAGAGGAACGGGACGGGATTTGTCTATATGTGGCAGCAGATCAGCTTCCAGACTATCGGATCATATCCATCAAACCATATCGTTTCCTTACCATAGAGGTGGAAAAGATATGAGTGTAAATGGATTTGATGAAGTGGAGAAAGCTTTGCAGGAGGTGTCCGAGTTGGACACCCGGCAGGCAGTTGGAGAAGCGATCCAGTTTGTACGGTCAGCAGCAGTTGAGAATTGCCATGCAGATACCGGAGAACTCCGGCAGAGCATTTTTGCGGAAACCACAGAGGAAGAAAACTCTGTCACAGGGATCTGCTGGACAGACAAAGCTTATGCTCCGTACATAGAGTTCGGAACCGGACCGAAAGGCCAGGAGAAACATGCCGGCATCTCTCCGGAAGTAACTCCGGTCTATACTCAACAGCCATGGTGGATCCATGAAAGCCAGATAGACAGAAGAGTGGCTGAAAAGTACTGTTGGCCATATATGGACACGCCGGATGGAAGATTCTATAGATGCAGCGGAAATCCGGCCTATCCGTTCCTGTATCCGGCTATGAAGGATAACGAAGAACAGATCTTAAAGATGCTGGGAGGAAGCCTTGCGTCAGATTTGGAGGATATATGAAGAATGTAAAAGATCAGGTGTACGCGGCACTGTGCACGGTGTCCGAAAATGTTTCAGATGCTTATCCACGTTCCTGGGCGGAGGGCTCAACGATCCAGTATACCGAAGAGCAGAACGATGTATACGAAGCCAGCTCCGATGCTGAAGGAATGAGAGAGGATAAAGCCCTTGTAAGATACCGGATCGATATCTGGAACAATCACAGCACTTCAGAAGCAGCTCTGCAGGTAGATGAAGCGATGAAAGTGACAGGTCTGAAACGGATCGCATGTGCAGATGTGCCGGATCCGTCAGGGATGAAGCATAAACAGATGCGCTACGAAGGGATCATTGATATGGATTCTGACAGCGTGTACTGGAGATAAGGAGGAATAGCGATGTTAGCAAATGGAGCAACCTTAGGTTACAGAAAACACACAGCTGGAGAAAACTCTGCAGCTTACACAGATCTTCCAGGACTGAAAGAGATCCCGGAAGTCGGAGTGGAACTGGATAAGGAGGAAAACACCTGCCTTACAGATCCGCACAAGATGTACGAGGAAGGCATTGGAGACCTTCCGGATATGAAGTACAAATGGAAGTACGACAACAGTAAAGCCGGAAGCCCGTACAGGCTTATGAGAGATGCAGCAGACAAAAAAGAGATCTGGGATTTCCAGGAAAAAACAAAAGATGGAACAGTTACCGAGTTTACTGCACAGTTTTCCGTAAAACGTACAGGCGGTGGAGTAAATGGTGTGATCGAGTTTGAGGTGACCATGGCCGTACAGTCTGAGATCAAACAGACAGATCCGGCGTAAGGAGGAATAAAAGATGATGAATTTTGAAGGTATTCAGGATCTGGGCGGAGCTTCTGCCCAGAATGAGACACAGGCTCCAGAGGAAAAAGTAGTCAATCTGGAGGAGCAGAAGAAAAAGAGACAGCCCTTTGCTTATTGGAATGTAGGTGGCAGGAGCTTCAAGATGAAACTGAAAGCTTCCGGGATCGGACGCCTGGAAAATAAGTACAGACAGAATCTCATGAATATGATCGATGATATTCCGCCGCTTTCCGTGATGCTGACGATCATCCAAGAAGCAATGTCACCGTGGGAGCATGGGATTGATTATCAGGATGTGCAGAAGCTGTATGACGCATGGATCGATGAAGGAAACAGTCAGCTGGAACTCTATCAGAAGATTTTGATCCCGCTCATGGTGGTATCGGGTTTTTTACCGGAGAAAACAGCGGCATCCCTTCTGGAGGAAATCGAGAACGCTTGATGTCAGAACAGCTCTCAGAGCTGTATCCGGTAGCTCTTGAGATGGGGATCCCGGCGGAAACATTCTGGAACCTTTCTGTAAATGAGATATTTGATACTTTGGCAAATATAAGAAGGCGGCTGCTAAGAGAAGAAAAGCAGCGGATCATGGATAATTTTATTCAGGCCCAGGCCATAGCAGTAGATATCTCAGCGTTATTTGCCAAAGATGGCAAGATAGCCCATCCCTGGGATTATTATCCGGAACTGTTTGAAAAAGAACAGAAGGCATACGAAGAAGCAGAGGAAGCCCGCCAGTGGGAAGAGTACATGGAAAAAAGAAGGGCGTACAACGCCGAATGGAACTATAGACATAATCATTAATTTGTTGAGAAAAAGAGAGGAGGTGAGACCATGGGAGACACACTTCATAAGATGCAGGTGATAATTGAAGCTACAACAGAACCATTGAAAAAAGGAATGGAAAACAGCCGGCGGGAAGTAAAGAAAAGCGTTGAAGAAATCCAGAAGGAAACTGAGAAAGTAAAGAATCCGTTCAAGGGAATGGAAAGCAAGGCGCTGCAGCCGGTAAGGAATACTCTGAATAAGATCAGGGAAATGCTCAGCAGGAATCCTGTGAAAAATTTCCAGATCAAGGCAGGCATCAAAGTTCCAACGGAAGAGTATCAGCAACTGAACTCCACAATTCAAAAAACACAGACTCAGCTCAACAAATACTATGAACGCCGGGATAAGATGAGTGATCTTGGCGTAGATCAGGAAAGCATGAGCTGGAGAAGCCTGGCATATGACATTGAGGGCGCTGAACGTAAATTGAGAATGTATGAAACTGACAAAAAACATATGGAATCCTCAAATACAGACGTAAAGCGGCCGGTATCTCTTCCGAAACAGGCATTGAACTTTGGAACAGGAATTTTCAAAGGAATAGGAGCAACTGTTTCGAAGGGGTGGGGAGGCTTTACAAAGCTTCTGGGAGGTGTTGGAAACGTTGCATCTTCCTTCAGCGGTGTGATCCGGAAATGCTCCGGTGCTTATGCTGCACTGATCCAGAAGTTCACATCCGGAATCCCGTTTCTTAACAGGACAAAATCTTCGTTCAATGGTCTGGGAACATCCGGACGAGGCTTGACAGGTATACTGAAGACGATCGGAATGACTGCAAAATTTATGTTTGCAAGTTTTGTGATCCGTGGAGCTGTAGATGGCGCAAAGCAGGGATTTCAGAACCTTGCACAGTACAGTGGAGAAACAAACAGAAGTCTTTCTCTGCTGATGTCTTCTCTGACACAGCTCAAAAATTCACTGGCCACAGCCTTTGCACCAATCCTGAATGTTGTAGCACCAATTCTGAACAGTTTCATTCAGACGGTTATCAACGTGGTAAATTCCATAGGCCAGCTGATGGGAGCCCTCACAGGCAAAACCACCATGGTCATGGCCAAGAAAGTCAATCAGGATTATGCTGCAAGTCTTAACAGTACCTCAACGGGTCTGAAGAATAATGCAAAGAACGCGGATACGGCATCAAAAGCGGCAAAACAATATCAGCGCACTCTTCTGGGATTCGACCAGATCAACAAGCTGAACGATGATTCAGACAGCTCCGGATCAGGAGGAACAGGAAGTGGAACGGATACATCACCGCTTGGTGGTGTTAATGATATGTTCCAGACAACGGCCATCAAGAGCCGTTTCAAAGATCTCGCAAAACTGATCAAAGATTCCTGGAAGTCCGGCGATTTTACAGAACTTGGCGCCATGGTCGGCAATAAGCTCAACGAAGCCCTGGAACGTATTCCGTGGGGTAAAATCCAGAATACCTGTAACAAGATTGCAAAAAGCATTGCCACTTTTCTGAATGGTTTTATTGAAGCTACGGATTGGAAATTAGTTGGTAATACATTCTCTAAGGGACTGAACACAGCCTTTGGATTTGCAGATACCTTTGCAAAGAATTTCCACTGGAACAGTCTTGGGAAAACTATCGGAGATGGGATCAATGGTGCTCTTGGAGGCCTTGACTGGAATCTGATCAAAGGAACCGTACATGATACCGTATTTGGCTTGGTAAGCACACTGAATACAGCGATTGCGACAACCAATTGGAGTGTAGTTGGAAAAACAGTTGGAGAGTGCTTTAACACACGACTGGAAGCACTTTATACCACAGTTCATAACTTTAACTGGAGAGGCTTGGGCACTGCGCTGGCTGATCTCGTAACCAACACGGTCAAAACCATTGATACAGGAAAAATAGGACAGACCTTATCCGATGGGATAAAAGGCTTTTTTGATTTTGCAATCTCAGCGATTGAACACATGGATTGGTGGTCCATGGGGGACACCATCTATAACAAAGCAAAAGATCTGCTGGTAAACATTGACTGGAGCGGAATTGCTGACAGAGTTTTTGAAACGATTGGAGCTGCATTTGGAGGTTTTGCCGCATTTATTGGCGGTATCTTTAAAAATGCAGTTGCAGATGCAAGGAAGTATATTATAAAGCATTTCACAGAAGCTGGAAAATTCACCTGGGAAGGCTTTAAAAATGGTGTTGTGCAGTCATTTAAAGATATAGGAACCTGGATCAAGGCACACATTTTTAAACCATTCATAAACGGATTCAAAAAAGCTTTCGGAATCCATTCACCATCAACAGTCATGCGTACGCAGGGCGGATATGTTATATCTGGCCTGTTCAATGGTATGAAAGCAGGATTGCCAGCTGTACTGTCTTGGATTGCTAAACTCCCAGGGCAGACAAAAGAGAAACTTGGAAATGCCAAAACATGGCTACGGGGGAAAGGAAATGATGCGATCACCGGTCTGAAAAATGGCTGGGAAGCTGTAAGGGAATCAACATTCCTGAGCAGAGTAAAGAAAATCGGTTCTCAATCTTTCAACGCTATCGGAGATATCAAAAGCAAAGTAACGCCGAAAGGCAGGGATATCATAAGCGGAATGAGAACCGGCCTGAATAATAACTGGAGCTCTCTGTCTGGAATATTAAGTAATATACCAGGCAAGGTGGCAAACGCAATTCCAAGCTTATACACAGTTGGCCAGAATGTTATTCAGACTTTTGCAAATGGATTTTCAAGCATCCATATCCCTATGCCACATATCGGCTGGGATTGGGAAGGTGGATCTATAAAAATCGGTAACTTCAAATTTTCATTGCCACGTTTCAATCTGAGCTGGTACGCAAATGGCGGATTCCCTGGTATGGGAGAAATGTTCGTGGCAAGAGAGTCCGGACCGGAGCTTGTCGGAAGAATGGGAAACCGTTCTGCGGTGGCAAACAATAATCAGATCATTGCCGGAATCCGGGCAGGTGTATTTGAAGCGGTTGTGAATGCTTTTGAAAGCATGCAGGGCAGAAATGATCGTGGACAGGAACTCCACATCTATCTGGAAGGCGATGCAAAGAAATTGTTTAAGGTGATCCGCCAGGAAGGAAACAACTATCAGAAACAGACCGGAAATCCGGTATTTGGATAAGGAGGCGGTAAAGTGACAGATGATATCATTATTGACGGAGTTACGATGCCGACTCCGGCCCTTTCGGGTTTGACAATAAAAAAGGAAAAAATCTGGTCAAATAATACTGGGCGTGTAGCGAATGGTGATATGGTAGGCGATCTTATTGCTATTAAATATACGTTGGAAATTACATGGCCCATGTTAAGCAGAGCGGATGCTGCCAAGATTGATGCAGCAATCAGCCCTGCTTTCTTTAATGTGACATTTACGGATCCTGGAAGCAATTCCCGGATAACAAAGAGATGCTACTCAAACACACCATCCTATCCGGTATACAGTTATGTGGACGGTGTGAAAACATACAAAGGAGTAGGGGCGACACTGATCGGAAAATAAGGAGAACAGAACAATGAAAATGCAAAACAAAGAAATTGTAGACTTTTTAAATACTTGCGTATCTATGAAAAAAAAGAGCTTGCCAGTCCGTCTGGCGTATGCGATCAAGAAGAACGTGGCAGCAGTTCAGGAGGCTGCGTCAGCTTACACTGCGGAACGGGAAGAATTGATCCGCAGATACGCCAAGAAAGATGAAAATGGTGAGATTATGACGGAAGACGACTGCTATATCATGGAAGACAAAGAAAGATTTGGGAAGGATATGAGTGAACTTCTGAATATTGAGACCGAGGTGGAGATTCATACTGTTTCCATCTCAGTAGTCGAGAAATGTGACGAAGATCCGAAATATGATTCACTGACCATGACTGAACTGGATGTCATTGATTTCATGCTGACAGAGTAAGGAGGCGGTCCTGTGTATCAGTCAACAACTGCATTTGGAACCTTGGTACAGCAGGATTCCAGAACATTTAAATGTTTACTTACCTATGGAGAAACATCCATCACAACCGTACGAAGTATCAAATTCACCGGAGGTTCTGAAGGAGACGACGATTTTTCTCTGGGTTCTACCATGTCACAGTACATAGAAGTGACAATTCCTGGCAAAGGACTGGTAGTTGAAGGAACAGAAATGCTCCTTCAGATTGGTATGGACGTGAACGGAAAAACAGAATATATCCCCATGGGATATTTTACAGCAGGAAAGCCCAAAAAAGCGGATGATCAGATCACGTTCACGGCTTACGACCGTATGATGAACACAGAGCGGACGTTTTCCATGAATGGCACAACCACAAATACAGTGGCAGTACTAAAGCAGATTGCGGATATCACAGGTGTTCCTGTAGTGACATCCGGATTAACTGCGATATCCATAAAAGTGCCGAAAGGATATAGCTGCAGGGAAGTCCTTTCTTATGTGGCGCAGCTTCATGGCGCGTTTGCTGTTTGTAACCGTAGAGGTCAGATCGAGCTGCATACCTATGTGGATTCAGATTATAAGGTAAAGACGAGCCGGTACTGGGGAAAATTTGAACATAATGATTATGCTTTTGATGTTTCAAAATTTGTATGTTTTACGGGACAAAATAAAAATGGAAAAAGCATATCAATCTTTTCAGGATCCGGAGCGAGGTCCGTGTCTTTTTCCAATCCGTTCATGACACAAACAGTCCTCAATAATATCCTGGCATCTTTCAAAAATTTCTCCTATATGCCAGGTACATTGAAAATGCTGGGAGATCCCCGACTGGATCCTTGGGATATCCTGACCGTAGCAGATCTGTCTGGAAACACATATAAGGTTCCTATCATGAAACTGGATTGGGAATACGATGGCGGTCTTGCATATTCAGTTGAAGCTGTCGGCCTGTCAGAAGAAGAAACCAATGCAGATTATAAAGGCCCACAGACAAAAGAAATGGAACGGTATTACGCACAGTTGGTAATGATTGACAGAGCGATGATCAACAAACTGGATGTGGAGACTGCAAAAATCACGTATGCATCTATTAAGGAACTGGATGTAGTTAAAGAGAATGCTGAGGAAATTAATGCTAAAAAAGCAAATATCGATCTCGCAAATGTAAATAACGCCTGGATTGAAAAAGGCGTCCTAAAGGACGGGTCCATTGGCTCAGCAGCAATCCATGAAGGCGCTGTAACGAACGCTAAGATTGCTGATGCGACGATTGAAGCAGCGAAGATCAAGTCTATCAATGCAGATTCTATTGTAGCCGGTACGATTAAGACGGAGCGCCTTATCATCACCGGTCCGGACGGTCAGGATTCCATAGTCAAAGCAATCAACATCGCAAATGGCGTATCTGAAGCAGAAGTGAATGGTCAGAAGATCCAGGCCGCTTCTATAGACGTCGTTGATCTGTCTGCATTCCAGGCTAAGATTGCCCAGTTTGATATGAGTCAAAATGCCATCTATAGTGGCAAGCTGGCTATTAATGATCCAACAAGCGGTGTTTATATTTCCACTGCCGGTCTTGGACTTGGTGACGGAGCTCTTACAAGTAAGAAAGAATCGCCAATTCAGATGTATGCTGACGGGGTATTTAAGCTTAAAGGCAAGAACTCATCGTTGGAATTCAATCCGGTTACTGATATGTTGGACATCAATGTCAGCAATTTCCGGATTGGTTCAAAAGAAGCAGCCACAGTAGATAACACAATCAAATCAACACTCGAACAGTTTTATTTATCCACATCCCCAACATCCTTAGTCGGTGGTTCATGGAGTAATAACCAGCCCGCATGGACAGAAGGCAAGTATATTTGGAGACGAAATTTCGTAACCTACGGAGATGATCGTACTGAATTCACGCCTTCTGAAAACGGAGTATGTATAACCGGTAATACCGGAGCCCAGGGCGCTCGTGGTCCACAAGGTGCCGCCGGACCCAAAGGTGAAACTGGCGCTCAGGGGCCGCAAGGTGCTACCGGACCTCAGGGACCACAGGGCATCCAAGGAGTGAAAGGCGCTGATGGTAAAACATATTATACATGGGTCAAATATGCTGATTCACCTACTTCTGGTATGTCCGATAATCCAAGCGGCAAGAAGTATATTGGTTTTGCGTATAATAAAACAACAGGAACTGAAAGCACGTCTTACTCAGACTATTCTTGGTCGCTGATCAAGGGTGAAAAAGGGGAAACCGGAAATACCGGAGCTCAGGGTGCTGCCGGTAACGGTATCAAGTCGATAACTTATTATTATGCCAGGACAACATCTCAGACAGCGCCTAGTGCAGGAAACATCACATCGACCACGATGCCCACCCTTGATGCTACGAATAAGTATTTATGGCAGAAAGAAGTAATCAACTATACGAATAACACGAATCAGACAACAGTGTTATTACTGGCTGTATATGGAAACACGGGCGCTCAGGGGCCGAAAGGTGATAAAGGAGCTACCGGACCTCAGGGACCAACTGGACCTAAAGGAGAGACAGGTGCTCAAGGACCACAGGGAAACCCTGGATCTACTGGTCCTCAGGGTGTGAGCGTTACCACCATCAAAGATCAGTGGTATAAATCAACATCAAATACTGCTCAGGCTGGTGGTTCATGGTCCGATACTCAGCCCAACTGGGAGTCCGGAAAATATATCTGGACAAGATCACACATCACATTCAGCAATGGAAACACAACCACAACAAATCCCGTCTTGGCAAACGCAATCAATAACGCAAACGCCAACGCAAGTAATGCCGTATCTACAGCCAACACTGCAAATAATAAAGTCAACGATCTAAAAATCGGTGGAAGAAACTTAATTCCCGTAGGGATGATCAAAAACTGTAATGG